CTTTCTAGAAAAGCAACCCCTGATTAAATTCGGGATTCAATATGCTCAGAGATACGATTATATTATCGGTCAAGATGTTATCATTATTTCATTCTCTGATACTGGACTCCGAAAGATTCAAGGGAATGAAACTAGGCCAGTTCTAGACATCTGTAATAAATCTATAAATGATTTTTTCGGTCCTAATTCTCATTACACTTGTGATTTTCTGAAAGCTAAAAGTTCAGGGAATAAAACCAGTTTAGATATGATTAAGATTAAACGAGGTAAGACCGAAATAATTAGAATGCGAGATGATACTTATCACGAAAGCGGAAAGACTCAATTAAGTATTCATACCGAATTTTCTAATATCTAGGAGTATAAAAAAATGAAAGAAGCACACGATTATTATTTAAGAAATATTAGAAATACTTTTAAGAAAATGAACTACGAGCAACGAGTCGAATTTCTAGAAATATATGAAAATCTAGATAGGGATTCCGATCCTTCATTATCAGTACTAAATATTTGTTATCAGATTCTTTGTGAAGAAGATCCTGCGAACTAAAACACTCTAAAACTATCGATTTAAAAGGGAGTCTTTTCAGACTCCTTTTTTTATGCTCAATTCATTTAAATTTATTCAATATACTACCCTTTGGCTGCATAGGTCGATTCTATGGTGGTTTTAAGCCTCACTCAGAGGTATATCAGGTTTTTATAGGGTATCGTGACACCTGGAATCTTCCTATCTAGAATCGTTTTATAATAGCCTTACAGATGATGCAGTATTTTGACGCAATAAAATAAGGGGTTCTAGAATGCTAAAATCTTTTAAAAGATGCATAAAACGAATCCCCTCGCTCAATTTAAAAAATAATCAATTTTATTGGTAGTTCATTTTTCCTAGTGATTCTTATCGATTTAAAAAACTTCATACTTCCTGAGTCGGAGTCTTTATTTTTATTTCTTAATGTTTTGAAAGACTTATTTCTTTTTGTGGAATCTTTTTTTATTAAAGAATCCCGAATTGACCGAAATAGCACTAAAAATCAATAAAATAAGGATAAAATCGACCTTGCGAGTGCCATAGGGGGGGTTAGCGTTAGCGTATACAGAGAGAACCCAATTTTAGAAAACTGGCCTAGTCAAATAGGGGCTGCAAGGGAGTGTATATGAGAACTGATTTGGGATTCACCTCAATATATTGTCAATGACCTCTAGATATAGCCCCTGTATGTTGTCAGTAACACTAGATATAACACTAATTGTTTGACTAAGGTTTCTTTTTTTGGTAAAAGGTAAAGAAAAATAGAGCAGTAATTAAAAAACCATGACTAATAACAATAATATTAACGATGATCTCGTTGGTGATGAGGCTAATCTTACTATTCCAGTGTATATCGAGAACGATATCGATACGGATGAAGAAGGAAATACGATTATCCAGACATTCCTTTATGCAAATAGAGATAGTGCCGATGAAGAAGGGTCTGAGGTAGCTGTTACCCTGAACGCTCTTATAGAAAATACTATATCTTATTATGTTGAGGAGAAATCATCCGATTCAGCGAATGCCCTTTACGTCCTGGCGAATGATCTTAGCCGACAGGCCGAAGCTTTAAGAGATAAAGCTGATTATATGGATAGGGGATTGTATTCGGATGATATGTTCGTAGAGAAATACTCTGATAACTAAGATGGGATTCCTTACTTACTAGTATACTTTACCCCGGTGCGAACGCACCTTCATTTTATCATGGTTTACTTTCTTTGTAAACACTAATTATAACACTAATTAAAATATTTATTAAAGCTTGACTTCATAAAGCTCTTAGTGTTACAATGTATAGGTATTAAACTCCAATTTCTTATAATAAGCAAAACATTAACCTTATTTATATAAGGGCTGCAATAGAGGCTAATACAGGCCAGAGGCTTTCCTTAGACAAAGTTAGATCCCTTCTTATAGAGGAAGGTTTGATCACAGCCAAACAAGGAACGAATAATGCTCGAAACTTTGGTGGGTATGGAGAGTTCTTCTTTAACGAAGATATAGTCGATAGATATTCCTACCCTGAGATGACTCCAGTTCGAGATATTCCTGATGATGTAAAAGATATTCTGAACGAAAAATTCGATAAAAGAGAGAGGAGATTTGAATAATGTCACCAAAAGGACCAGGCACTTACGGAAGTAAAGTCGGAAGGCCCCCTAAAAAGAAAAAGGGGAAAAAGACAGTATCCGCTATGGGTGGTGGGTATATGTCCGTAGGGAAGAAGCCATCTGATAAAAAGATGAAAATGAAATAACCATAAAATAAAATTACAGGGTAAAGGCTAAAATAGTGGGGGGGTACTGCTATCGATCCAGTTACAATAACTGCGTCTGCGGTTGGGGCGTATAATGCAATTAAGAAGGCTATTGCCTTTGGGAAGGACTTGGAATCTCAAGTCGGCCAGGTTAGTAAATGGCTCAAAGCGAGTTCCGATCTGGATTTCCTCTCTAAAAAGGCTAGGAACCCATCGATTCTTAAGAAGTTCCTTGCAAAAGGCTCTGTTGAAGAAGAAGCCTTTCAAGCCTACACCAATCAAAAGAAAATGGAAGAAATGAGGTACGACTTATTAAATATGCTCTCTCTACGATACGGCTCAAAAGCTAAGAATGAGCTATTGGCATTAGAAGGACGTATTAGAAAAGAGAGGCAGGACGCAGTGTATAGAGCAGAAGAGATCCGACAGAAGATCGTAGATGGGTTAGCTATTACGGCAGTACTCGTTCTTCTTACAGGGTTCGTAGGCTGGGTCCTATGGATGAAATACGGCTAGAGAGTTCGGATGTACGAATACCATCACCCTTTAAAAAATCTTATTTTTATCCTGATTATAGTCCTTGCCTATGGTTGGACTTTTATCGTTCCCCCACCTTGGAGATAATACTATGTGGTTACCTATAATACTTATATGCAGTTCTCCCTATGTACAGTCCTGTAATATAATAACCGGTCTTGAGCTACTTGAGACAAAAGAAGCTTGTTTCAAAGAAGTCGAAGCAAAAGCAACTATTATTCTGAATAACCCTGGAGTGTTTCATGCGAAGCCTTCTTGTCAGATTATGCCCGAAAAAATAGTCGGGGTAGATACTTAATACCATGCTCATATGCCCTCTATGCCATAAAGAAATTATTGAACAAGGAGATCCTGTAACTGGAGTATCGGGGCATCATTGTACCGAGAAAACTCCGAAGGACTTGAGCCAGCCTCATTGGTGTAATCGATGCGGCTCTTATGATCCTGCCGATTGTCAGTGCGAGTAGTTCTATGGAAGAGCACCGCTTAGATAGGATAGAAGAGAAGCTCGATAAATTGTCCGAGGCGGTGGTATGTCTTGCACGAATGGAAGAAAGGCTCATCACTATCTTCAATCGACTAGAGAAGATCGAGATACGAGTAGATGAAGTAGAGGCAGATACAGGAAGATCAAAACAGACAATCAGGTTCTTCGAAAGGATTTTCTGGATTGTTCTTTCTAGTGGAGTAGCAACAGCGTTCTGGTACTTCAAAACATGAACATATGGCTGAATTATTTTAGCTGTTTAAATAGAGAGCCAATGAGAATTAAATGCGTAGTTTGCAAACGCTATGTGCCAACTGTTTCAGACGGCACTTGTGACCAATGTGATACTTGGAGAAAATACTTAGAAGAAAGACCCAGAAAGAAAGAAACGGACCAATATGAGTGAAGATACAGGAAAATCAAAACCATCACAACTGACCGAGAAACAGAAAGTATTTCTGGATGCTCTAGTCGGAGAAGCCCAAGGGAACCATCGTAAAGCTATGGAGATTGCAGGATATAGTCCTAATACTTCCGTACAGGATGTAGTCAAGAATATGAAAGATGAGATTATCGAAAGAGCTTCGATGGTCTTAGCTATGAATGCTCCTGCCGCAGCTTTCGGAATGGTGGGTGTTCTGAATGACCCTACAACAATGGGGGCTAGAAACGCTATTCAGGCTGCGAAAGAAATCATGGACCGAACAGGGTTAATTAAGAAGGATGTTGTCGAGCTAAAGACCGAAGAAGGGGGATTATTCGTATTACCACCAAAAGGTACAACCGACTATGACCAAACCCCCTCTACCTAATCCGAAGAAGTGGCCGCCCTTCCATAGGAAGAATGCAAGACAGGCCATGCCTTGGGGATACAAGCCAACAGAGAAAGATCCGCTCATATGTTTACCCGATCCTCATATGATTGGATTACTGGATGAAGTCTTCGGATATATTGACAACGGAGAGAGCTATCGTAAGTCGGCTGAGTGGGTTTCTGCCAGAGCAGGTAAGAAGATATCATATCAGACAGTATCTAACCTGTGGCATAAATCCCGAAAGAGAAAAAGGAACATCCCGAAAAAGGATACGCTCAAACGCTATGCTGAATCTAGGAAGCCTAAAGACGCTCTTGAACAGAAAGAGCAGAAGTTAAAGAAGAAACTGTCCTCTGCTAAACTGAGCATGACAGTCTCGAAAAAGAAATTAGAGAAGCTTCATCATAAAGAGAATGGAGAGAATACTGAAAATACGACTGCCCCGAATATCTCCGATACGCTCGATTACGAGAGTGTACCTAAAGAAAAGTCGATTATCTTCGAGCCGAACCCAGGCCCTCAAACAGAGTTCCTTGCAGCCCCAGAACGAGAAGTACTTTTTGGTGGAGCGGCCGGAGGTGGGAAATCGATGGGCCTTCTCGCTGATCCTCTCAGGTATTTTGCTAATCCTAACTTTAATGGACTAATACTCAGACGAACGAATGACGAATTAAGAGAACTTATTTGGAAATCAAGAGAGCTTTATCCCCTCGCCTACCCTGGGGCAAAATGGCAAGAAAAGAAAAGTCAGTGGGTCTTTCCCTCTGGAGCAAGGCTCTGGCTCACTTACCTCGAAAGAGAAGAAGACGTTCTCCGTTATCAAGGACAGGCTTTTTCATACATTGGTTTTGATGAGCTTACCCAGCATAATTCTCCCTTCGCATGGAACTATATGAGGTCACGATTAAGAACTACCGATCCCGAATTACCAGTGTATATGAGAGCTACAACTAACCCTGGCGGCCCAGGCCATCAATGGGTTAAAAGAATGTTCATCGATCCTTCTCCATACAATACAGCCTTTACCGCTACGGACATAGATTCAGGAGAAGCACTAAAATACCCTGTCGGACATGAGAAGGAAGGACAGGCATTATTCTATCGTAGGTTCATACCTGCCAAACTAAAAGATAATCCTCATCTGTATAATGAAGGAACGTATGAGGCGAACTTGCTCTCTCTCCCTGAGATGCAACGAAGACAGCTACTCGAAGGGGATTGGGCTATAGCAGAAGGAGCGGCCTTTACCGAGTTCAGGATGAACTCTCATGTAATCGAGCCGTTCGAAATACCGAGTGAGTGGAGAAAATTCAGATCGTGCGATTACGGATATAGTAGTTACTCAGCTTGTCACTGGTTCGCAATCGATCCTGCTTTTGAAACTTTGATCGTATATAGGGAATTATATCTGACGAAGCATACAGGAAGAGATTTAGCGAAGGCTATCCTAAGATCAGAAAGAGGTGAATTGATCGACTACGGAGTTCTGGATAGCTCCTGTTGGCATAACCGAGGTCAGATAGGACCTTCTATCGCAGAGGAGATGATAGCTGAAGGTTGCAGATGGCGGCCCTCAGATCGTACCGCAGGAGCAAGAGTAGCAGGGAAAAATAGATTTCACGAACTCTTAAAAATAGATGAGGATACAGGAAGACCGGGAATTGTGTTCTTTCAGAATTGCAGACAAATCATAGCAGATTTACCAGTAATCCCCTCAGATCCGAAAGGTGGGGATGACATTGATGCTCGATACAAATCGGATCACTCATACGACAGTGTTCGCTACGGAATAATGTCTAGACCAAGAGCCTTCTCCCCTTTTGATTTCGGGGGAAAGGGTGTTCCTCAACAGAAATGGCAACCTTCAGATAACGTATTTGGATATTAAAAATCATGGGAATATTAGATCAGCCTGAGAATATGTCTCTCGACTTAGAAAAAGAAACTAACTCTGCCCATCTTACCGAAGGGAGAGATGTAGAACAGGAGAACCAAGAGTACTCTGGGGTCTACGGACAGATCATGGAAAGGTTTCAGAAATCAAAACGAAGCCGCCAACAAGATGAAGAAAGATGGATTAAGTCATACAGGAACTACAGAGGTCTGTACGGATCTGATGTTCAATTCACCGATAAGGAAAAATCCCAAGCTTTTGTGAAAATTACTAAGACAAAAGTATTGGCAGCGTTTGCCCAAATTACTGATGTGCTTTTCGCAGGAAGCAAATTCCCGATAGGAATTGAGCCTCGGAAAATGCCGAGTGGAATTGAAGATGCTGTTCATTTTGATCCGCAGAAACCTTCTGAGGAGAAAAAAGAAGCACTTGGGCAAAATAATAATCAGACTATTTCTAGACCTGAGATCCTTCAAAATATTGGAAGTAAACTATCAGAAACTCTAGAGCCAGTAGCTGATGAAATTGAAAAAGGGCCTGGGGTTACTCCTAGTTCGTTCACCTTCGAACCTGCTAGGGAAGCGGCAGAGGCAATGGAGACAAAAATCCATGACCAGTTGAACGAGTGTGATGCAGGTAATCACCTTCGATCTGTAGCGTTCGAAATGTGCTTATTAGGAACAGGCATTATGAAAGGGCCTTTCGCCTACGATAAAGAGTATCCACGATGGGATGAGAAGGGAAAATATGATCCTGAAATGCAGACAATAGCGAAGACAGAGCATACAAGTCTGTGGAATTTCTATCCTGATCCTGATGCTAGATCCATGCCTGAGTGCGAGTACGCTATTCAAAGACACAGGATGAGCCGATCCCAAATTAGGTTATTGAAGAAAAGACCTATGTTCAGAGATGAGAGCATAGAGATAGCGATTAGTAACGGAGCTAATTACACAGAGGAGTATTGGGAAGGTCTTCTTGATGAATCCTCAACCTCAACCACCATAGATCGTTATGAGGTCTTAGAATACTGGGGTTACCTTGATACTGAGAGTGCGGAAGAAGTTGGGATTAAGATCCCGAAAAGCATGAAAGATAAGGATGAAGTTCAGGTGAATTGTTGGATTTGTAACGGACAGATACTTCGTTTGGTCCTTAATCCTTTCACCCCAGTTCGCATCCCATTTCATGCCGTACCTTACGAGATCAATCCATATTCTTTCTTCGGGATTGGTGTTGCTGAGAATATGGAAGACACACAATTACTGATGAACGGATTTATGAGGATGGCAGTCGATAATGCCGCTCTATCCTCTAATCTTCTCATCGAAATAGATGAAACTAATCTTGTGCCAGGACAGTCCTTGGATGTTTATCCTGGTAAAGTTTTCAGAAGACAAGCAGGTGCTCCAGGCCAAGCTATTTTCGGAACTAAGTTCCCGAATATATCTGGAGAGTGCTTACAAATGTTCGATAAATCGAGACAGCTTGCTGATGAAGCAACAGGTATGCCCTCATTCGCTCATGGAATGACAGGGGTACAGGGAGTAGGAAGAACCGCTTCGGGTATGTCTATGCTCATGGGAGCTGCGGCTCAAGCGATTAAATCAGTCGTTCGTAATATCGATGACTATCTACTTAACCCTTTAGGTAAAGCTCTGTTCAGCTTCAATATGCAATTTAATTTTGATCCAGATCTGAAAGGAGATCTTCATGTCATTGCGAGAGGTACTGAAAGCCTTATGCGAAATGAAATTCGTTCCCAGAGGCTTCTTCAATTTATGCAAATGTCGGCTAATCCCACTATGGCTCCCTTCGTTAAGTATGACTACATTTTACGAGAGCTTGCAGCATCTATGGATTTGGATGAATCTAAAATTCTTAATGATCCTAGAGAGGCTGCTATCCAAGCTAAAATCCTTTCTGAAATAGCGGCTCTGATGCCACAACCGCAACAGGGGAACCAACAACAACAACAAGGTAATCCAGTTCAAGATCCTACAGGAACAGGCGGTGGAACAATAGCACCAGGTAATGCACCAGAACCTAATGCCCCTGGATTTACAGGAGCAGGTGGTGGAGCTAATTCTCCTGCCCCACCTACCCCATCACCAGAAGGACCTATGCAGTAAGATGGAAAAGAAATACCCAGTTCCCTGCCCAAATTGTTCTACAAGGCGAGAGTGTAAAAAAATAGATCGTTGTGCGAAAGAGATAGTTAATGACAGGGAGTGAATACAAAGAGCTTCTGATTATGGTGAACGATAAGCCGTTCATGGAAAAGTTACAAAGGTACGCAGATCTCAGAATAGAAATGCACAAAGATTCTCTAGAGCGAGAGAAGGATACTATTCGTATATACGAAAAGCAGGGTTCTATAGCAGAGCTACGAAGGATTGGTACTCTTCGGGATGAAGTAATAAAAGGGGTAGAGCAGATTGGTTAATAGTACAGAAAAAGCTTTTTCTAATAGGTGGAGAGAGGGTGCTCAAGAAATACTCGACCAAGAAAAACCTGTTGAAATGCCTGAAGGTTTTGATGAAGAACAAATTAATACAAACCCTACTAAAGAAGAATATCAAAAACGAGCTATAGATGCAGGTAAATTCATTGCAGAAATGACACCTATCGTTGGTGATGCAATGGCTGCTAAAGAAGTTTATGA